GATAGAGACATATCATTATTTTTCCAACAATATTCAGAACAGATAGAAAGTAATGTATTCAAGAAAGCGACATTTGATTTTAGTGAATTTGATTCGAGTCAAGAGATGCAAGGCATTTTAGCTGGTTGTATGTTTATGAGATTATGCGGTGTACCAAACCATATTTTGGAAATGTATCTAAAACAAAGAAGACATTGGGTTATGGTGGCATGTGATAAAGATACAACAGGTATTATGCGTGCCATACTAGAAGGTGTATGGAAACAACATTCAGGGCAACCGGACACCTTAAATGGAAACACCGTATTTAACATGATGGCAATAGGAGCATGTTATAAATTCGTCGAGATGATTTACGCCAGTTTTAAAGGTGACGATAGCCATGTTAACGCCAGGAAAATTGAACCAGATTTCGAAGGTCAGACTGCTGTTATGGAATTAGCAGCATTTAAAATAAAAGAGGATTTTTCTGAGATACCAGAATATATTGCTAACATCATTTTACCTAACGGTACTTTCTTTCCTGACGTAATACGAAGAGCATCACGTGTGTTATCTAAGATTTATTCTGATAAAGCGGATTGGCACGAGCAAAGGCAATCATTGTTGGATAGCCTTGATGTCATTTTCGATGATCGACATTATCAATATGGCCTTAAAATAGCAGAAAAATATTATCAAGAACATAATGTTAAAGTAACTGCTGATGAAATATCTGCCATATTCGTCTGGTTGAAAGATATGACTAAACTTGACAACATAGATTATATACCTGTTAAACCGCATTATATATACAATTTCTAAAGTTTCTACAATCACTCCTTTGTATATATACTAACATATCACTTTATTTTTAAATAAAATCAATTAATCAAATCAAAATTAAAATTATAAAATCATCCAATTAACAAAGCAAACATTAAATGTCAGCTGATACAGTTGTATTAAAAGACCATGGTACCGAGGTACATTGTAAAACAGTTTATGGTGCAAATTACGTTAAAAAGGTTACTCACCCACCATCAGATGCACGATTCGAAGGAACACCAAGCAAAGCCAGTCCCAATGTATCCATATTCGAGATTATGTCTGAAACCAATGTTCCAGTCACGATTCAACAAATTGATAGAAACAATAAAGAAGTAAAAGAAATCAACGCATCTGCCATCCTCTTTCTTACACCTAGCGGAGGAAAAGTCGGTAGCTACGTTTTCTACAAAGTTGCTAACAACACTTGGGCACAGCAAGCTTGGCTTAATGGCCCTACCCCACAACCAAAAGGCATTTGTGCTTGTCGCAATGATGCCTACGATTGGGACACTCAATATGCGCGTGATTTTGCATCATCCAGACAAGCCTACAAAAGTACCACTTTTTATTTGAATGCTACCAAGAATAACAACCAGGGTGTCGTTACAACAGCAAAATTTAAACCATCCATTATCAACACCCTTGCCGAATTAGCTCGATCATTCAACCATTCCGACCAAGGTGGTGACGGACCACTAACTATTAGAGGCCTCATAGAACATCACCAAAAATTGGGTCACACCAGCACAGTTCGACAACTACGCAACATCATCGCAGAAACACAACGTAATGAACAGCCACAACGTTTACGAACAATACCGGAGGAAAATGATGGTTACGAGGTGGTTCAGACCGCCAAACAACCAATTCAACCAAGTAAAATAAATGCGCCCTATGGTGACTACTATTGTCAACTTGTCAATTTGGGCACTATCAACAACGGCACCATTGACGCA